TTACGGAAAAAGACTAAAAAGGAGGAACCGAGGAGGGTTCGTGGCGAAAGCTGCGGACTCTCTTTATTTTTATGCGATACCACGATAACGCTCAGCCGCAGGAGTGGACGAACTACTATGGGAGCGTCTACCGCTGCAACCATCCTGTGTACCGGGTATGCACCTTGTATAAAGAGCGCAGCAAGGGCCTGTGCGTGATCCAGCAGCGCTACAACGAGAAAAGCAAAGCGACCTACTGGAGTGCCATAGACCCATGGCTGACCGATAAAATTTATCTGCATGACGGGTTCAAGGAATACTTTGACAGCCACGCCAAACGAAAAAATCAAAACGGAGAATATCCTACCGTGACCGTGCGACAGATCATGTGGGCGCTGCGGATGAAGCCATTGAAAAAGGAACGCTGGGAGACTGTGTTTGACAGAAGCACGATTTAGGACGCGGATTTTACAGAGTGCTTTATGAGACGAGTTACGTCTTAACATTTATATTTTGGAGGTATGAAAGATGAAAATTGACGCAAGATTAGTTAAGCAGAGCGTAGGCATGATCGTTGGTGGTGTCATTTTTGCATGGAGTGCGATGGACAAGGGCCGGATTGACGGCATTAAGGAAGGAAAGAGGCTTCAGGCAGGATGGACAGTACGAGCAATCGAAGACGCGTATGAAAAGGAAAAGGCGGATGATATTATCAATCGAGTCAATGCCAAATTCAATGAATATGTAAACGAAAAATAACTCAAAGGCAGGAGCTGTGGAGAAATCTGCGGCTCCTGTTTTTCGCCTTAACGCGAAAAAATCTCCTTGCTTTATGGAGCGAAGACCATGAACAAAGGAGAATACTATGCGAGAAAACAAATTTTGGAACTATTCGATTACGATTGGCAACATGATTGTGACATTGGCATTCGGACTTGGAGTGGGTCTGGTAGTGCTGTTGTTTACATTGATTGTGCGATCGATTCTTAGCAAGAAATGACAAAACAAGGTACGAACTGAACTTGTCTTTGTTCCGGAATTGAGCTGTGGAGAGATCTGCGGCTCTTTCTTTTTTCTTCGCAAAGACGCGAAAAATTCACCTTGCTTTATGGAGGTAAGAGGGCTTTATCGAAAGGAGAAATTACTATGATGAAAGCTATCAAAAACTTTATGAAGAAACCTATTACTTGGGGCGACAGCTTTAAGTGGAGCGCTTATAAGGACAAGGCAGAGAGGCTTGATAAATACAATTCATTCAGAGATATGAATAATCAAATCTGAAAGATCACGCCCTCTTATCTTTTTGAAAATGATATTTTGGAGGTCGAACGCTATGGAGGACATTATGCTGATCCGGTCAAGTTTTATGCGCCGTATCATTTCACAGATCATCAACAAGGCTTTGAAGAAGCAGGCACCCGGTGTAGAAGTGGAGCTGAAAGAAGCTCAGGTGAACTGGGTGGACAAGGAGCAGAAGCTGCGGATACATCTGGAGCTGGATGCGGAGGTAACGAAGGCTCAGCTGAATGATATTCTGAAAAAAGCTGGAGTGCTGTGATGCGAAATTTTCAGTGTGCTTTATGAGATGATTAGTCTCAGATTTATATTTTGGAGGTATGAATTATGAAGAAAGCAATTAAAACTGTATGTGTGGCTGGTGGTGCGTTGTTTGGTTTATACACAATTTTTTATGCCGGTATGGCCGTGGGAATTGGCTATGGCTTGACATCTGATAAAGATGGATGGTCAATGGTCACAACGAATGCCGAGGCGGCAAAAGATTTTGTTGAGACACATAACGTCACACGCTGGTTGGTGCATGTTGGAGAACTCGCTGGCGTTAAAAATGCCGAAGAATATCTGAAGCGCTAATCGAAAGCGGAGCTTACGAGAAATCGTGGGCTCTTTTATTTTTCAAAATGGAGATTGAAAGATGAAACTTACGAAAACATGTACTAGATTCCTACGCAAGCACGGCGGAACCATTCTGGCTGTGGCGGCATCTGTAGGTGTGGTAGCAACGGCCATCGAGACCGGGCGGGCAACGACGAAGGCAAAGCATCTGCTCGCAGTGGATGAAGCTCTGCGAACGTACAACGAAGATGAGCATGGTATTGTGGAAGAGCCTCCAACAAAGAAGGAAATCGTCCAGACCTGCTGGAAAGCTTACGTTCCTGCAATGATTCTGGGCGGCGGCACCATCGCGTGCATCCTCGGCTCCAATGCACTGAACAAGAAGCAGATTGCGAGCCTGACTGCTGGCTACATGGCACTTGGAAAGGCCTATCAGGAGTACCGCAGTGAGGTGGCGGAGCGCATCGGTGCTGAAGAGGAAAAAAAGCTTCGCATGGAAGTTGCTGAAAAGACAAAAGGTGCGGATGTTCAGCGGGATAAAGATGGTGATGTCATCCGGCTGTTCTACGAGCCTGCGTCGAAAAGATATTTTCATGCTACCATGTCCCGTGTCATTGAGGCATCGTACTATTTCAACCGGGAACTGGCCACGAACGGTTGCATTTCTGTGAACGAATGGTGCAACTATCTCTGCGCTGATGAACTTACTGTTACACCAGAAGGCGACGAAATGGGATGGTGTCTGGACCAACTCATATATGACTGGGATGCCTACTGGATGGACTTTGAATATGATAAACAAATCACGGATGATGGACTGGAGTGCTATTACCTGGCGCCTGCACTTGATCCGGTTAAAAATTACCTGAATTATGAGGAGGACACTTATTATGCATAAGATCGACTGGTGGAAAGTTGCATCTGTGGCACTGATGGCTGCAAGCGCAGTGCTGAGCTTTGGTCATGACCTGATCGAGGATAAAAAGACCGAGGAAGACCTGCAGGACATGGTACAGGAAGAAGTACGGCGGCAGCTGGCGGAAAAGAACCAGTAAACGCGAAAAATACAGGCTCCTTTATGGAAGAGAAATCCAATTTGAACAAAGTAAAGGAGAATGATATTTATGTACGATTACGATTTTTACGAACAAATGGACAGCCTGATGGTAAATCTGCTGGTAGATTTGGCCATCAATATGGTACGTGTGCTATATGCTACAGTACGATACGTGTTGATGCAGCCGATCAGACTGGTGGAATACATCTGGTACTGTATCCAGATCGAGCGTGAATGTGACCGTGAGGAAACGATTCGCTTCGAGAATTTGAAACGAACTGGACACATCTGACGAAAGCGAGGGCTTACGAGAAATCGTAGGCTCTTTCTTTTTTATATTTTACGGAGGTATGAAAAATGAACCTGAAATCATTTGCAAAAGCGAGTCGGCAGATGCTGAATCGCAATGCATCCAAGATTCTGGCGGGCTTTGCCATCGGTGCAGGCGTCATGGCTGTAGGTTTCGCCATCGAGGCAACTCCGAAGGCGATGATCTTGCTGGAGGAGAAGAAGGCAGAACTCGGTGTCGAAAAGCTGGATGCGAAGACCATTGTCAAAACGGCTGGTCCGGTATATATTCCGACGGTCGTGAGCATGGGCCTTTCGACCGCGTGCACGATCGGTGCGCTGAAGGTGAAGAGCCAGCAGAACGCCGCGCTGGCTGCAGCGTGCACGCTCTCGGAAACGGCTCTGCGAACCTACCAGAATAAAGTCGTTGAGACCATTGGCGCAGAGAAGGAACAGGAGATCCGTGAGGCTGTTGCTCTGGATAAGATGGCAAAGAGTCCGGAGCCGGCAGTAATCCCGAATGCAAAAGGGGTCAAAACGGATGATATTTCCTATGACCAGCGAGTGAAATGCTGGGAAAGCCTGAGCGGGAACTACTTTTGGACCACACGAAATGCCATTGAACGGGCTATCAACGGGGTCAACAAGCAACTGCTCAGCGATTTCCGTGTGACCGAAAACGACCTGTTCGACTATCTGGGCATGGAACATAACCGAAACGGCGATCTGCTTGGGTGGGATACCGACACGACCATGGAAGTGGAAACGTTCTATGCTTCCAAACTTGATGAAGACGGAATGCCGTGTCTTGTACTGGATTACCGTACACCGCCCAAGTGGCTGGGCTATTGATTTTTTCAATGCCCGGAACAGACGCGAAAAATTCACCTTGCTTTATGGAGGTAAAACTCCAACATTACAAAACTTTATATTAAAGAAAGAGGTAACAAAAATGGACGAAATGAATAACATGAACGAGACTACTGTCATGGAGAATGAGAACTCTGTGGAGGTTGTTCCGGAGGAGAACGTTCAGATGATCGAAAACGAGGAGACTTCGGGCATCGATCCGAAGCTTGTGCTTGGTGCGGCTGTGATTGCTGGTGCTGCCATTGTGGGCGGTATCAAGCATCTGAAGAGCAAAAAGAACAAGCCGGCGGATGATAAGCCGAAGACCAAGAAGAAGATCCATCTGCGTGCACCTTGGACGATCACCGAGGAGGCCGTTCCCGAAAAGACGGAGGACGCTGATAAGGAAGTTGTTGAGGAACCTTCTGATGAGGAAGAGTAATGTTTGGTAAGGCGAGAGCTGTGGAGAAATCTGCAGCTCTTACTTTTTTGTTTTTTTGAAAGGGGAAAGACATGGCACAAGTAGACATGCCGAAGTCCAGCATTGGCCAGACGCCGACTGAGCCGAAAAAGAAACTTGAGAAGGTCGTCAAGGGTAAGGTGGCGGTGAAAGAGCAGAGCGATATGCAGAAGATCGCATCACAGTTTCTGGCCGAAGACCTGAAAACGGTGAAAGATCGTATCCTGACCGATTACCTGCTGCCGATGCTCAAGAACGGTGCATGGAGCATTCTGAACTCTGCGTTCAGCATTGCACTCTGGGGTGAAGACCGTAGCCGCGGCGGCTCGAACAATTATTACGGAAATAACCGTGGCCAGCGCAACAGCTATGATGGCTATTATCAGGGCAGCCAGAACAATCGCCCGAACCCGCCGCCTGTACGCAGAAGTCTGCAAAATCTGGATTTCGAGAGTCGTGGTGATGCTGAGGACACTCTGGCGGGTCTCAGGGACGCGCTGTACCGCTACCGGCAGGTTTCGGTGGGCGATCTGTGGGATCTGATGGGCGTGACAAACGATTCGACCGACTACAATTATGGCTGGTACAACCTCGATGATGCATTCATCAAAGGTATCCCCGGCGGATTCCGACTGATTCTGCCGCACACTGTACCGCTGCGCTGATAGAAAGGACTGATATTTTATGAAGTTCGAGCGAAATGTCGAAAGCATTGCTTTTGCATATGAAACGGATGCAATCGATACACTGGTTCATCTCAAAGATATTATCAAGGCCTATGGCCGTGTGACTGTCAAGGACTTGATGGACCTGGTAGGCGTAGCACCGAATCCCGATGACGATAGATTGGGCTGGCTAAATGTCGATGACGCAACGATCAACCTCATTGAGCAGGACAAAGAGCATCCGTATTGCTTGATGCTTCCGCACCCGGTTTCTTTTAACGACTAAAATTCAAGAAAGGACTGATATTTTATGAAGTTTCTGAAAAACGTGAAAACTGACGAGTTCATGGCAACTGTGACCCGGACTGCCTCGAAGTATGGCTATAAGCTGAAGAAAGCAAGCCCTACCATCATGATCTTTGGTGCTGCTATTGTGGGCGTAGCAGCGACCGTCTCTGCCTGCAAGGCGACTGTGAAGGCTCAGGATATTCTGGAGGATCATAACGAGATGGTGAAAGCCATCCATGAGACCAAGGAAAAGGTCGATAGCGGTGAAATGATCCTGAAGGAAGGCGCTGCCTACACCGAGAACGATTACAAGAAGGACCTGACCACGGCCTATGTGCAGACCGGTCTGAAGCTGGCGAAAATCTATGCACCTGCAGTAACCATGGGCACGGTTGCACTCGGCTGTATGTTCGGCTCGCACCACATCATGACCAAGCGTAACGCCAGCCTGACTGCCGCCTACATCGCTCTGGATAAGGCCTTCAACGAGTACAAAGGCCGTGTGACCGACCGCTTTGGCGACCGTGTACAGCAGGAGCTTGAGCACAACATCAAGGCCGTTGAGGTTGAGACCACCCGGAAAAATGAGCAGGGTGTAGAGGAGACTGTCAAAGAGTATACGGATGTGGCAATGGCACACACCAGTCCCTATACGCTGATCTACGACGAGACTGTGAGCTCCTGGGATAAGGATGCACAGCTGAACATGTCCCATCTGATCCAGGCGCAGGCTGCTGCAAACCGGAAACTCCACCGCCAAGGCCATCTGTTCCTTAATGATGTCATTGATATTTTGGACCCCTATGGCAACGGTATGCACCACACCCCCGAAGGCCAGGTCGTCGGCTGGATCTTGAGCCAAGGCAATCCTACGAAGGAAAATCGTGTGGACTTTGGTGTAACCAACTATGTTGAGAACAACGATGCGCTGAACAATTTCATCGACGGGTTCGAGCGCTCTGTCCTGCTGCGGTTCAACTGTGACGGCGTGATCATCGACAAAATCTGAGACTGATATTTTGGAGGAACTTGCTATGACCAGATACGTTAAGACACTTTCTTATCTGTTTGCTGCCATGGCCGGAGTGTGCTTCGTCTCTGGTCTGGCAGTTCTTTCGGAGTGAGGTGTACGATGGACAGTTTGGAAAATGCATTCCTGTTTCTGGACTATCTGACCGATACCAAGCGCAAGCGCCACATGGTGGGAGGCATTCTGATGAGTGTCTCCCTTTTCTTTGGCGGTCTGGCGTTTACCATGATGACGATTAAAGGAGAAGACAATGAATCGGACAATTCGTGATGTTTTGCTGTTTGGCGCAGGTTTTGCCGCAGGTGCGTACGTTATGCACACGGTCTTCCGTACGAAGTACCAGGAGTACGCCGATGCACAAATTGAGGATGTGCGCGACCACTACCGCAAGAAGGAAGCTGATCTGGATACCATGATCGAAGAAAAGGCCCAGCAGAAGAGCATGGAGCAGCTTACGGGAAAGTACCGCACCGAGTCCGACCCGGAAGATGTTGCAACCCACGATCCCATTGAGATCATTCAGCCGGACGAGTTTGGTGACATCGACGACTATGAGACCCGCGGGCTGACCTATTATGCCGATGGCAAGCTGGTATTCGACGAGGAGACGATGCCTGTGAACGACGATGATATTCCGAACATCATCGGAACAGAGGCGCTGAACCACTTTGGTGAGTTCATGCCCAGCACGATTCATGTGCGAAACAACAACTATCATAAGGACTATGAGATCATTCAGGTTCGTCAGAACTGGGGCGACCTCTATCCGGAAGAGGAGGAAGAATGATATTTTCGGATCTTGGAGAACAGTATTATGACTGGCTCCACAAAATCGTGTGCGGCGAATGGGAGCCGAGAAACCTCTCGTTCCATCGGCTGCTCATGTACTTACATAATCGCACTTATATTCCGGCCTGCGAAATGGACCAGTGCAGAGCGGAAGATGGTGTGAATCTGCGTTACCGTTTTGCCAGCGAATGCGATATTCCGTATGACAAGATCGATGCGGAGTTCCACGGTGTTCCGTGCAGTATGCTGGAAATGATGGTGGCCCTTGCGGTGCGCATCGAAGAACATATTATGGAGGATTCCAGTGCGGGAAACCGTGTCGGGCAGTGGTTCTGGAATATGGTTGTCAGTCTCGGGCTTGCTGCCATGGACGACGGCCGGTTTCACGAAGACCGGGCAGATTATATTCTGGACAGGTTTGAGCGCAGAGACTATGAATACAATGGTGCCGGCGGTCTCTTTACAGTGAACCATCCGACCGAAGATATGCGTCGGCTTGATATTTGGTATCAGCTGATGCACTACCTGCAGGAAAACGAATTTTGAAAGGAAAATCAACATGGATATGACGAATATTATGTATGAATTGGTCAACACCAAAACTTCGCTGACCATTGCAGACCGTACCATCGAAACTTTGCAGAAGCAGAACCGGCGTCTGAACCGTCGGTGCCTGCGCCAGAGTCTGATGATCGCAGGTCTGACATGGCTCACCGTTACGGCCTGCAGGATGCTGAGCGAGAACGATAAGAAGTGCAAAGAGGCTGAGGAAGATGCCCGGCAGCTCCACGCGGAACTTGCTCACACGCAGCAGGTGTTGGACGATGTGAACCGCAAGAACGCCGAACAGTTTTGGACGGAGAGCAGCACAAGTGCGACGGAGCCCGAAAAAGATATCTGCTGCGATGGGAAGGCAACCATTACCAAAAATCCGGAATAAAATGCATGGAAAGGAGGAAGTCAGTTGCCGATGATTGATTTCCTGAGGATTGCCACGCGAACCGGAAAACACGGGGTGATCGAAGTGTACCCGAACTTTATCATCACCAAGTCGAAAGACCTGATGATCCGGGGTTCTGATTTCTATGCGATCTGGCTGGAAGAACGCGGCTTGTGGAGTACCGAAGAGCAGGATGCATTGCAGCTCATTGACCGGGAACTTGATATTTATGCAAACGAGCATAAGCAGTTTCTGGGCGATAATGTTCGAGTCTTACATATGTGGGATGCACAGTCTGGCATGATTGATATTTGGCACAAATATTGTCAGCGCCAGATGCGGGACAACTATCATACCCTCGATGAGACATTGATATTTGCAAACACCTCTGTCAAAAAAGACAGTTATGCATCCAAACGACTGCCGTACCCACTGGAACAGGGGAGCATTGCCGCCTATGACGAGCTGATGACCACGCTGTATACGCCGGAGGAACGTGAAAAGATCGAATGGGCCATTGGTTCCATTGTAAACGGGGATTCCAAAAAGATCCAGAAGTTCCTTGTTCTGTATGGTCCGCCCGGAAGCGGCAAATCGACAATTCTGAACATCATCCAGAAAATGTTTGATGGATACTGGGCAGTGTTTGACTCGAAGGCGCTTGGTTCATCATCCAATGCGTTTGCACTGGAAGCGTTCAAATCGAACCCACTGATCGCAATTCAGCATGACGGCGATTTATCGCGTATCGAGGACAATACCCGATTAAACTCGCTGGTTTCCCACGAGACCATGATGGTGAACGAGAAGTTCCGCAGTGCCTATGCAAGCCAGTTCAAGTGCTTCATGTTTCTCGGTACAAACAAGCCCGTAAAGATCACGGATGCAAAATCGGGTCTGATTCGGCGACTGATCGATGTGGAGCCGAGCGGCGAAAAAATACCGGCAAAGAAATACCGCGACCTCGTAGGCAAGGTTGACTTTGAATTGGGTGCTATTGCATGGTATTGCAAAGACGTTTACGAGAAAAACAAGCATCGTTACGACGATTATGTTCCGACACGAATGCTTGGTGCATCCAACGACTTCTACAACTTCATGCTGGACTCCTACTACATCTTCAAAAAAGAAGATGGCGTATCGCTGAAACGTGCCTGGGCAATGTACGACACCTACAATCAGGAGGCAAAGGTTTCGTATCCTTACTCCCGGCGAGCGTTCCGTGAAGAATTGATGAACTATTTCTCGGATTACAAAGAACGTGCCGAGGATATGAACGGCGAACGGGTGCGCAGCTACTACAGCGGCTTCAAGTACGAAAAATTCAAAGAATTTCTGGAGGACCCTCCCCCCGGGGATGATGCGGGAAATGACCCCCCTGCCTCCTCCTGGGTCGAATTGAAGGAGCAGCATTCTCTCTTTAATGATATTTGCAAGGACTGCCTGGCGCAATATGCGAACGAAAATGGCACTCCCATGCAGAAGTGGGAGAATGTCAAAACCAGATTGACCGGGATCGATACAAAAAAGCTGCACTATGTAAAGGTCCCGGAGAACCACATCGTCATTGACTTTGATATTCCCGGCCCGGATGGGAGTAAGAGCTTTGAGCGCAACCTTGAAGCTGCTTCCAAATGGCCAAAGACCTATGCTGAGCTTAGTAAATCTGGTGCGGGCATCCACCTGCATTATATTTACACCGGTGATCCGGCTAAGCTAAGCAGGATCTACGATGAAAACATCGAAATCAAAGTGTTCACGGGAAAATCTTCTCTGCGAAGAAAATTGTCGAAGTGCAATGATATTTCCATCGCAAACATCAGCAGTGGCTTGCCGTTGAAGGGAGAAAAAGCAATGGTCGATGTAAAGCAGATCCAGAATGAGAAGCATCTGCGCATTCTCATCAAGAAAGCGCTGGCAAAGGAGATCAGCCCGTATACGAAGCCAAGTGTGGACTTTATTGCCCATGTTATGGACGAGGCATATGAAGGCAACGTCCCTTATAATGTGGATGACATGCGGAATGCCATCTTGGGGTTCGCTGCCAGCAGTACCAATCAGGCGGAGACCTGTCTGAAGATCGTGGCGAAGATGCACTTCAAATCGAAGGATGATATTCAGCGTGAGGCCCCTGCGGGGGAGGAAACACCATTGATATTTTTTGACGTGGAGGTGTTCCCGAATCTGCTGCTCGTGAACTGGAAGTTTGCCAAGCATGGGCCTGTACACCGCATGGTGAATCCTGCACCGGACGAGATCGAGAGCCTGACAAAGTATCGGTTGGTCGGCTTCAACAACCGCAAGTACGACAACCATATCCTCTGGGCCCGCATGATCGGGATGTCGGTGGAGCAGATCTATGCATTGTCCAACCGGATCATCAACGAGCACACGGGCTTCTTTGGTGAGGCGTACAACCTGTCCTACACTGATATTTACGACTTCTCATCGAAAAAACAGAGCCTAAAGAAGTTTGAAATCGAATTGGGCATCAAGCATCAGGAGCTAGGACTTCCGTGGGATCAGCCGGTGCCGAAGAGCCTGTGGGACAAGGTGGCCGAGTATTGCGACAACGACGTGATCGCGACCGAGACCCTATTCTACTCGAAAAAGCGTCAGGCAGACTTTGTGGCACGTGAGATCCTGGCAGACCTTGCCGGTATGACGGTGAACGACACGACAAACTCGCTGACAACACGCATTATTTTCGGCAAGGAAAAGCACCCCAGGCTGGTCTACACCGACCTTGCCACGGGGAAATCCGATGCAATCGTGGAAGTCGAGCCTGATATTTTGACGGACTGCAACATCATCAATGCCTTCCCCGGTTACGAGTGGGCCAAAGGTGAAGACGGCAAGTACCACAACATGTTCCGGGGCACAGACCTGGGCATGGGCGGTTATGTCTACGCTGAGCCAGGAATGTACACGAATGTAGCTTTGCTGGACGTTGCGTCGCTGCATCCGCATTCAGCTGTTGCTATGAACTACTTTGGCGAGTACACAAAGCATTTTAATGACCTGATGGATGTGCGAATCTACGTCAAGCACGGCGAGTACGAGAAGGCAAAGGGGCTCTTTGGCGGTAAACTGGCAAAATACCTCGATGATCCGCAGCAGGCAAAGGCTTTGGCGCAAGCGTTGAAAATCGCCATCAATTCGGTTTACGGGTTGACCAGTGCAAGCTTCGACAACCCGTTCCGCAACCCCAAGAACGTCAATAACATTGTGGCGCTTCGAGGGGCTTTATTTATGCGCACTTTGCAGGATGAAGTGCAGCAGCGTGGCTTTAAGGTGGCGCACATAAAAACGGATTCAATCAAGATCCCCGATGCTACCCCGGAGATCATTGCATACTGCATGGATTTTGCGAAGAAGTACGGCTACACGTTCGAGCACGAAGCTACTTATGAGCGGATGTGTTTGGTGAATAACGCCGTATACATTGCCAAGTACATGGATGCCGACCAGTGCGAGGCGCTTTACGGTTATATCCCGGGCGACTGCAAGGACGAAGGCGGCGAATGGACGGCTACGGGCACACAGTTCCAAGTGCCGTATGTGTTCAAGACCCTGTTCTCCAAGGAGAAGATCGAGTTCACTGACCTCTGCGAGACAAAGACCGTTTCCAAGGGCGCTATCTATCTCGACAAGAACGAGGATCTGCCTGAAGGCGAGCACAATTATATTTTTGTGGGACGCGTTGGACAGTTCTGCCCGATCATGCCGGGAAAGGGCGGCGCTCTGCTACTGCGGGAAGCGGGCCTGACGGATACCGGCGAACGGAAATATGCTTCTGTGACCGGAGCAAAGGATTACCGCTGGCTGGAAAGCGAGGCGGTCTATCAGCTCCAGATGCAGGAGGATATCGACAAAAGATATTTCAACCGGGAAGTCGATGAGGCAGTTGAGGAAATCTCCAAGTACGGCGACTTCAACTGGTTCGTTGGTGACGATGGCGTTGCTCCCTGGACAGCACCGGATCTTCCATGGAGCGATGCGCAGGAAGAAGCAGCAAGAAATTTTGACGTGAGGTGATATTTTATGGCGAACAAGCTGTGTGATTCCCAAGGACAACTGATTGGCTATATCGAAACCGTCGAGAAGAATATGCACGACGGCCTGACGAGAGTGATTCTTCATACTGGTCATGAACTCACATTTCTCCAGGGTGATCTGATCGCTGATCGGGGTGGTAATTTGAGTATTCGTTATGGAGGGCTCAATGCGGGTAAGAAGAGCGCTTCTGCTGCGAACACCGCTGCTATCAAGGACGTTATCTTTGCTCCTCCGGCCACGATCATTTACTGGTCGGATGGCTCCAAGACCGTTGTGAAGTGCAGCGAGAAGGATGTTTTCGACCCGGAGAAGGGGCTGGCCATGGCGATCGCAAAGCGTTGCGGCGGCAACAAGGGCAACTATTACAAGGAGATCCAGAATTGGGTCGAGAAGAGCGGGAAGAAGTATCCCGGGAAGACTGCTACGCAGAAGAAAGCTGCCCCTAAGTCTAATCCCGATCGAGAATCTATGAAGAAGTGGATTTCCAAGGCCAATGAGGACTGGAATGAATTCCTTAAAGCCAGCGCAAATAATGACCATACGGAGCTCCTTCTCAATATGAATTCCCTCACTGCAGACCTGAAAATTCTGGAAATTGAAATCAACAAGTAAAAAGGAGACTGATATTTATGTACACCAAGCGCCAGAAAGTCAATATCGACGATACCCGTTTTATCTTTACCACCAACTTCTCCGGCGACCCGGAGCGTGACCGCTTTGGCTCTGACCAGCGCCGTGTCAACGTGGTAATTCCTACCGAGGAGCTCGCGCAGCATCTGCTGGATCTGGGTGTAAAGGTCAAGCAGACCAAGCCGAACCCTGAGCGCACTTACGACGAGCCGTTTGTGCCCACGCTCTACGTGCCGGTCAACATCAAGATGGACTCCAAGTGGCCGCCGCACATCTATTGGGTCACAACTGCTGGCAAGCGCCTGCTCTGCAACGAGGACACCATCAGCCAGCTGGACTTCATCCGTGTCAAGAACGTCTGCCTGCAAGCAAATCTCGTTGAGAAGAGAAACTTCCCTGGCGAATACAGTCTGTACGCCGATGTGATGTATGTTGAGCAGGATGCTGATGCTGACCCGTATGCGGAGCGCTACGCTCAGTACGCAGAGCCTGCTCCTGAAGTGCCGTTCTAAGGAGGATACTATGGAAAAACTGTTTATCAGCTGTCCTATGCGCGCTCGCACTGCAGAACAGATCCATGCGACTATGGACCAGATGCATAAAATCGCCGAGGCTATTTTCGGCGAAGAACTGGAGGTCATCCCGACTTACTTTGAGGGCACCCCTCCTGAAAATGCCAATGACCGTCTGTGGTATCTGGGTAAATCCATTGAGAAAATGTCCGAGGCGGATTGCTTCATCGGCATTTTCGATGACCAGAAAGCTTATGATGGCTGCATCATCGAGAACCATGTCGCCAAACTCTACGGTGTACCGCAGTATCTGGTGAATATTGCGTACGTAGCACCGGACATCATGGAGCAGCGTTTGCAGAATATGGTCTGATGGTATTTATCGAGTGCCGGGGTCGGTCCTCGGTTTAATGTGCCAGTCGGTGAGTGCCCACGTCGCAAATGGCGTTCTCAGAGGAAACAGCTCGATTGATATTTTGATTTTGGGAGGTTGAACGTATGAAAGTCTTGAGAATCCAGCCCAAGAAGTATCCTGAAGTTATTGAAATCGACGGCTCGCTCGAATCTCTTCAGAAAGAAGTGGCCGGTCTGATTCAGGCGGTCTACCCGTGGGATGATCCGGTTGCACTTATCTGCAATGAGGAAGGAAAACTGGCCGAAGATTCCTTCAGTAACTGTAACAGAGTGCTTCATAATGAGATTGGGATTCCCTATGATATTGTTGTTGGAACTCCTGATCGTTGGTCTGACCGAGGATGATTTCGGCGACCTGTCACAGGAACTCATTCAGAGGTACGAAAAGCTTTTCCATAACCCGGAAGAGTTTGATTACTTTACGGATGCTCAGGGAAGAACACATCTGGACGTTCGCCCCTGTGAACCTGAAGATAACGCGAAATAATCCACTTCCTTAGCAGATGCATAAGAGCTTCGGAGAAATCTGAGGCTCTTTTTATTTTGGGTCAGTAGCTTAGTCTGGCTGAAAGCTGGCAGCTCATAACTGCATGATCGCGGATTCAAATCCTGCCTGACCCACCAGAGGTGCAAGCCTTATATTTGAATAAGCAAAGGAGAGAACAGCATGAGCGCAAGAAACTATGTTCCGGCAATGGTGAAATGGATGGTCGAGGAAGGTACCAAGAACACCTCCATCGGCAACTGGATATTCACGAGCGCGGAAATTGCAGAAGCATTTCCTGTAGCCGAAAGCAGCGTGATTGAGATGTTTGGAGTAATCCTGACCGAAGTTTATCAGCATGAAGCTGTGGCGGAAGCAAATGTAAATTTCGAGAGCGACGGTTCGGCAACTTTCGATTTGACCTTCTACACAGATTATTGCCCGAATATCAGTGATGAAACAAAGGCTGGGTGATTTTCATGGGTGATAGCAAAGTTACAAAGCGCTGTGCAAAGTGTGGCGCTGTGATGCACAACGTGTCTGTGGCAAGGAAATACTGCGATTTTTGCAGATTTGGCTATGCAACCAATGACCCGGTACTGCCTTTGGTACATCCGAAGTACACTGGGCCGACTCTGCAGGAAATCATGAGAGAGGCTACCAAGGAGGGGCTTCAGTATGCAGAATATTGTAAAAAACACGGACTGCACTAATCACATAAAGGAACTCTGGAAAGTTTTTACAAAAGAAGGCAAAGAACTTTTTTCCTACACGATTCGCGGCGAAGGTGAAGACGAGGAAGAATGCACCAAACAGCTTTTAGCTTATGAGAATCATTGCAATCCTAACCAGATTCATGTTCACACGGAAATGAGGTGATTGGATGGCGGGTATAACGCTCTATGACTACCAAAAAGATGCGCTGGAACGAATGAAAATCGGATGCATCTTATGTGGTGGTGTAGGAAGCGGAAAATCAAGAACAAGTTTGGCATTTTACTATACGCTCTATGGTGGCACAGTCAACACCAAAAACTATGTTAAGATGCATGATCCACCCGACTTGTGTATTATCACCACTGCGAGGAAGCGCGATACAGGCGAGTGGGAGGAAGAACTGGCCCATTTCTATATGTCCACCGACAGCAACCTTGATATTTACGATCACAAGGTGGTTGTGGATTCATGGAACAACATCGGAAAGTACGTCGGCGTGAAGAACGCATTTTTCATTTTCGATGAGCAGAGAGTTGTTGGCAGCGGGCAATGGGTCAAATCCTTCCTGAAAATCGCGAAGGAGAATGACTGGATTCTTCTGAGCGCTACTCCGGGAGATTGCTGGACAGATTACATTCCGGTGTTTATTGCAAACGGGTTCTATAAAAACCGGACGCAGTTCAACAATGAACACGTAATCTATAGTCGTTTTTCCAAGTATCCGAAAATTGACCGGTATCTGAACACCCAGCGACTGGTACGCTTGCGTGAACGAGTGCTTGTAGATATGGACTTTGAGCGACCTACTGTATCCCACCATGAGAATGTTTTTGTCGAGTATGACAAGCCTAAGTATCTGGAAATTTGTAAAACTCGCTGGAACCTGTGGGAAAACAAACCCATTGAGACCGCCAGCGAGTTTTGTTATTTGCTGCGGAAACTGGTGAACACAGACCTGACTAGGTCGCAAAAAGTTCTGGATATTTGCATGACCCGCCCCAGAGTCATAATCTTCTATAATTTCGATTATGAGCTGGATATTCTCATGAATCTGCCCTATGGCGATGATGCGGAAATAGCACAATGGAACGGCCATAAGCACCAGCCAATCCCTGACGGTAAGAAGTGGGTATATCTGGTCCAGTACAATGCGGGTGCAGAAGGTTGGAACTGCATCAAGACCGATACCGTCATATTCTACTCGCAGAACTACTCCTACAAGATTATGGAGCAGGCTGCAGGCAGAATCGACCGGCTGAACACACCTTACAAGAACCTGTTCTACTATCATCTGAAGAGCAGGGCGGGAATTGATCTGGCGATTTCGAGGGCACTGAACTCGAAGAAGGCGTTTAACGAGAGGAAATTTTATGGAGCATGATATTTATGATTCTTTAAGGCTTATTGCGACGACCTGTGAGAAAATGGAAGATGCCTTAAATGCGATTGCAGAATACTTCGAGAAAGTAACGGCTTGTCTCATGGACTTGATTGAAGAAATTAAGAGGCAGCCATTGAAGATGATTCGGCAGAAGCTGCGCCCTGACTACAAGGACAAATGCAAAATCCGGTGGCTGGATATTCCCAACAAGGTTATGCAGGGGAAAATCAGGAGGTTCTGCTGATGGGAAATATTTCAAAGAAAAATAGAAAGAAGCTTGTCAAAGTTATTAACGCCAATTGCCATCGCGTAATGCACTTTGGCGAGCAAGATGCAATGTTTGTTCCTTACGACAGCAGTCCGTTGTCTGCTATTTGGAAATATCTCTGTATCAGGAACGACGGTGTTATCACAGGCCGCTTCTTGGTTGATCGAAGCGAAAAACATATTCCTTTTAGCGAGAGATACTGTTACATCAATGCTCCAGAACAACTGTTTGCTCCGAGAGCACATATTGAAATCAACAAACAAATTGTCAATAGACTTAAAGAGCGCAACCAGCTTTATGCTGTTTATTACACATGGAGGAAAGCAAAATGATTAAAGATTCCGGAGATCGCACCGAATTTGAAACCGGTGCCAAGCGCGATATGCACGCAGGAAAGGGGCGGATGGATCTTCTGCCTTGGTATGGCATCATGGAGGTCAGCAAGCACTGCGAGGAAGGTGCCCTGAAATATGGCGAGCACAATGTGGATAAGGGTATCCCGCTGCATTCGCTGCTGGACAGTGCTTCTCGGCATCTGGCAAAGTACATGGTTGGTATGGACGACGAGGACCACCTGCGTGCTGCTTGCTGGAACCTGCTCTGGGCGCTGAACCAGCGGGTGACGCACCCGGAGTTGGATGATAGATTTTGTGCAAAGCATACGGCGGAACTGCTGGAAGAGAATCTTGCAGCCCAATCGAATGGTTCAGTGCGTATCAAATGCCTGAAATGCGGTGATATACATGGAGTCTGTAAAGGAACATGGGAACATGCACCGCGTGTAGCAGACTCAACTATGCGGCTCTTGTGGTGCCCGAGTTGTGGAGAATCTATGACACAGGTTGCAGTAGAAGAGGTAAAATCAGATGAATGACTGGATGCGTGAAGTGGACTATGCGACCTACTGCCCGAAGTGCAAGAACTTCAAGGTGCTGGAGACGGATGAACCCTGCAACGAGTGCCTGACAGAGTGTGCACGGGAGGGCAGCAAGAAGCCCGTGAAGTTTGAAGAGAAGGCGCGAAAATAACAGACTCCTTTATGGAGGTGAAACAAATGATGAACTTGTTTCTGAAAATTTACGGAGCATATTATTATGTAAAGGGATATTTGCACGGTGTACTTATGGGAATGAGGTACGGACGCAAGGCATATGCTATTTATAGGGAAGCCCAAAATAATGGGGGCTTCGATGAAGTAACTAGAGCCAAGCTGATGAAAGTAGCCCGAGAATATCAGGCAGAAAGCCCTTTGTATGAAAATGCATATGACATTATCCGTAGATTTGATGATTGTATGACTATACTCAATTTTGGGGTTCACTATTTTTAAGGCAGAGAGCCGTGGAGAAATCTGCGGCTCTTTATTTTTATCATCGAATGGAGAACTTTAATGAGACGCATACGCATAAAGTGCCATTATTGTGGAGAATATGGCTCTTTTATCAGTGAAGAACGTGTCGAGGTTATTCCTGAAGTCAATCTTACGATGACCGATATGAATTCGTTAAATGCTATTGCTGGAGTGTTGGCCACAGATGGCCATTTTGAAATGGCCGACATTCTGCATCATATCCAGTCTGAAACAACCAAAATCGTAAAATATCAGGAATACAAAGGAGAAATCTAAAATGAGAAACATGTCTAAGAAAACCTGGAAACTCCGGGTTTGGAATCACATGACCGAGATGCAGAAACTGGATGTCCTGCTGAAGCACGCCAAGGTTCCACATACTTATGGACGTCGTTGGCCAGAGATGGACAGACCGGACAATCAGGAGTTTCTTCCTGGCGGACGACACGATGGTGGTGAGCAAATCGTTGCATATGATGCTGCTGGAAATCGTATCTGGGATGGCATTTGGGGTTGGGGTTCCTATGGCTTTGAGCAGGGGCTTATCGAGGTGATGGGTACGCAGCTGGTTGGCCATGATGATCTTGAGGTCTGGCTCACGGCTCGTCAGGTTACAAAGATGTGGAGGTGTAGAAATGCTGCGAAAAATCGCTAAGTATGTCAAAAAGATATTCCGCATGGAGCCGATCCCGACAACGGTTAATACCCTGCGGGAGGCTTTACAGGCCTTGGAGGTGGCTCGGAACCACTTCGAGCACTGTGACCCGGAATTTGTGGACGCGGCTATTTTTGAGTTGAACGCTGCGGAGTGCCGGGTGGATGCAGTTAGGAGGTGTGTGGGGTGAAGACGTTTTATTATCCGACTTACAAGTGCCGATTTTGCGAGAAGGAATTTAACGATGGGCATCCCTACTGTAATCCCGAGGATGCGAAGAACCATCTGTCCGGTCTGATGGCGTTCCGTCCAATTCATCATTGCGATGGTGGTCATATTGGCATCGGATATTTCACAGGTCTCGAAAGGGTTGATAAGGATGAATGATGTTTGGACGAAAGTTGGCAAATTTCTTGGCCGGGCTATTGCGCTGACACTTATTTTGTGCGCTTGGGCCATCATTATTGCATTCACGCTGAAGGTGCTTTGGTTTATCTGGTTTCGGATTCTGCTGTGAGGTGCGATATGATTGACTACGAAGAAGTTGTTGAGGCCATATGGAGGTACGACATCCCTCGAATCGACATTGATGAGGATGTTACGACGCTTTATGCGGATGGCAAAGCTTTTGCACAAGTTATTCGCAGGCCTGACGGGTCACGCGAGGACTTGTATTTTGAGGATTACGAGCTTCAAAAAGATACCCTGATCAAGCCGAACGCTAAGTTGCGTGATGTGGTCGAGCTTTGCATGAATGGCGACATTAGCTACGTAGATGTCCGTGAATGGTGCATGGAGAATGATATTTCACTTGGACAGTTCGACAGGTGGCTTTATGGTGCGCTGAGAAAGTCTTATACCCCTTCCCGGGTGAAGCCGAAAGAACCGTGGCCATATCGTGTGGTGGCGGGCTTAAACCGGGTACTGGAGATTCTGATTGACTCGATTTTGGAGGATTTTATATGAGATGTTGTCCGGTATGCTATTCAAAAGTGAGGCCAACTGTATACGGAACAGCGACCACTGGGACAAGCCTGGAAATCAAGTATAAGATTCAGTGTCGGAATTGCGGATTTGGATGCGATAAAGCAGGCAGTGTCATAGTGCAATATGATGAAGAAACGATGAACCCAATAGCAGATGATCATGGCTTACGGAAACTTATTAGAGACTGGGATTCTATTTTGCGAGATCCTGATAGAGAAAGGCTGGCTGATATATGAAGTACATATTTTGGTTTGAATGTACCGACAATGGTGGTGGACATCAGGCTTTTGAAGTCAAAGCAGAGAATAAGCAGGAGGCCATCAAGAAGGGCATGGCGTTTGCAAAGAAACATGCTTCGGGTGATATCTGTGGGGATTGGGAGTGCAAAATGATATCGGAGTGGACAACATGAACAACGACTTCGGAGCACTTACGATACTTGCACCTAAATGCCAGAAGTGTCCGAAGGTGGAAACTTGCGATCATAAGCAACTGGCTCATCTCGGATACATTATCCCGATCGAGGATATTGGCATCAGTATGGTGGCCCAAAGAGGTAATGGAAAGAGCCTCAGTCAGCTCGAAATGGTGGATTCACTGATGAAAAGGAGATTTAATTATGAAAATCGTTGAACCTAAGTACGAGATCCTCACTGATATTTCTGAGGGTGGCATCAAGGAGCTGCAGCAGATCGAGCGGGTGGCCCGGGTCTGCTATAAGAGCGAGGACAAGATCACGCCGGATGGTGAGTCGGCAAAGAAACTGGTGGGCTTTCTGGTGAAGCAGGGGCATGAGGCTATGCTGGAGCATTCGCAGCTGAGTGTGCTCTTTACGTGCGACCGTGGCGTGGCCAATGAGCTGGTGCGACACCGAATTGCGAGCTTTGCACAGGAGAGCACGCGGTACTGCAACTACTCAAAAGAGAAGTTTGAGGGCAGCATTACCGTTGTGGAGCCGTTTTATATCGATAAAGAGCAGAATCGCCTGTTCTATCGTAAATGGGTAGAATCCTGCGAATTGGCAGAAAAAACTTATTTTTTGATGCTTATGAACGGCTATCGTCCCGAACAGGCTCGTTGCGTGCTGCCGCTGTGCCTGAAGACTGAAATCGTGGTGACGGCCAACTACCGTGAGTGGCGCAACATCTTCAAGCTGCGTACTCCTGTGGCGGCCCATCCTCAGATGAGAGAACTGATGTGCCCGCTGCTGAAGGAACTGCAGAGCAAGATCCCGGTGGTGTTCGATGATATTTACACGTACTGGCCTGAGGACGACCAGACGGGAAAAGGGAGCACGGTGAAGTAAGCATGAAAGAAATTCATGAAAGATATATTACCGCACTTGATGAGCTCGGTTTTGAAATGTTCCGAACTAAAGCCGGTGTAAATATTTGCCATACTACCTCAACAGGATCATTTATGATCAATCTTAATGGCGAGGACTTTGTGGATATGCTGGTAAGCTATGCAGAAACGTTTGACCCGAATACTTATGTGTCCTTGAAAGTAAAAAGTCATTCGTCAACGCAGGATATTTCGGCAGTGCTCAAGAACGCCCAGGAAATCCAGATACTTCTTCTGCGGCTTGCCATTAAACTCGTGAAAATCCGTAAGGAAGTGGAGTGAAACCATGAAAAATCGTATTATTTGTGTCTTTACATGTCTGATGATGCTCGTGGGCTGTGCGGTTCTGTGCAGCTGTGGCAACTATAAGATGTTCGATACGACCTTTACCTACTCCTGGGCACAGATTAAGCTGCCCGACGGAACCATCATCGAAGGCAAGGTAGATAACTGGACCGATTACGAAGGTGATCAACTGCAAATCACGATTGATGGCACCACATATCTAGTTCATGCAGCAAATGCTATTATGAAAACCTAAGGAGATATGTTCATGATGACTGGCAAAGCGGACACCGCGGATATATTGGCAAGCCGTTATGTTGATGGAACGTGGCAGTATACGCAGGCTCTGTATGAGGCTAAAAAGCGTGGGGTTTCAAAAGAAGAATTTGATGCTGAGGTCTTTGCATGGCGAGTAGCTCTCGGTAAGGTTAAGAGGAGCTCGGGACAGCGGTGATAGGATGACTACATACGAATTCGTAGATAAGATTGGAGATGCAAAATGCAGCAGAAAACACATGACTTTCTCGTGAGAATGCAGGTGCCGATGGCGACATTCGGTGGAGATCTCATGGGAGAAGCGATTGATTTCGCTATTCATGAAATGCGGAATAATCGTTTTGTCACACTGACAGACATTGAAAATGTACTTAGCGATCGTTTTCACTGCAGTGCAAGTTCAGCGGATGCACGGCTTCGCAGGGCACTGGACGTGACTGAGTTTCGGTGTGGAGAGTATCCGAACCCTGAACTTGAGCGGCTTCGGGCCGAATATCAGGTTGATCGGTGGTCTGTGAAACGGTTCATTTATGCCGCGGCAAGGAAGGTGATGAACGATTTTGACTGATTCTCGGCAACTTTTTGGCCAAAAACCCACTTCGTGGCCAAAAATTTTTGCAAAAATGACCACAAAATATTACGATAATACGTAATAAAATTGCCATTTGGCCAAAAACCCACTTTTTTCTTTAACTTAATAAAAATTTTAAAATTTTATATATAGAAATTAAGGATAAAAAACGGGCTTTTGGCCACGGCGAAAGTTTAACGTCTTATCGAGCCGGAAAATGTTACAATATTTTAACCTTGAACTATATCCCCTGACAGTGTAATATAGAACTGCATTAAATAGACGTACTGCCCTTTAATGAAGTACGAGGTGAAAAATATGAACTATATGGATGCGCTTGCAAAAAATTGGCGTGAGCACGATTACTCTTTTGAAGGACGAGATGTTCTTCCGAATGGCGATGAAGTTTGGATCTACACTACATTGGAACTTGGTCTACCAGTGCTATGGGTGAAGCATCCAGACGGATCGTTTGACTACCGTGTTCTCCATACTCCCGGCTATGATAAACCAACAGGCGAACATTGGTGTTGGAACTGTCATTGCCAGATGGTACATCATGATGATAAATGGCTGTGCCCGAAATGCGGAGATTATATCGATGCTAACGACATAGATCTTTTGTCATCTCCGACAGAGGAAGCAAGCTATCCAGACGATGACCTTGAACCAGAACCCGAGTGGTACGACTGATACAGCAAATAAGATATGCCTCTGCGCTAACAACGCAGGGGCTTTTCTTTTGTCCGAAAATAATAAAATCTTGCAAAAATTAGCAAAAACTGACGCGATAAAAACATGCCCTTTTATGGGGGGAATAGAACGCGTTTTGAACGCACTATTCCTTTTATTTTGGAGGTTTTTATCATGCTCGAAAACAAATTCAAACAGGGATTGACGAAAGAACTGAAAGAACGCTTTCCCGGCTGTGTAGTGGTCCATCTTGACCCGAACGAGGTGCAGGGGCATCCCGATCTTTTGGTTTTGTATGGTTCCACCTGGGCAGCACTCGAAGGCAAGCGCTCAGCAAATGCACCTCATCGTCCGAATCAGGATTATTATGTCCGTCAGATGAATGAGATGAGCTTTGCCGCTTTCATTTATCCTGAGAACAAGGAGGAAGTTCTCAATGCAATGGAACGATCATTCCAGGCTCGTGGGGCAGCACGCCTTTCTGGGCGCAAGTAAGTATCATTGGCTGAACTATGATACTCAACGCCTGGTGGATGCTTTCATGAGCTGTCAAGCAAAGGAGAAAGGCACTCGGCTTCATGCTTTTGCTGCAGAGTGCATTAACCTGAAGCAAAAGCTCCCGAAGAGCAAGAAAACCCTCAACGCATATGTCAACGATGCAATTGGTTTCCGCATGGACCCCGAGCAGGTTTTGTTTTACAGCGAAAACTGTTTTGGTACTACAGATGCCATTGCATTTAACGACAAAGATAATTTTCTTCGTATTCATGATCTTAAAACAGGAGCTGTTCCAGCACATATGGAGCAGCTCTTTATTTATGATGCGCTGTTCTGCATGGAGTATCATGTCAAACCGAAAGATATTCTTATCGAAAATCGCATTTACCAAAATGATGATGTTCTCATTGAGACACCGACGGCAGATATCATTGATCCCATCATCGAAAAGATTAAAGAATTTGACAAAATCATTGCGGATCTAAGATAAGGAGCAGCGTTATGAATCCAATTGAGAAAGACCTTAAAAACTACTACGGCACGAGTTCCGACTCTGATATTTTGGAGCATTACGGCACAAAGCGCCATTCCGGCCGCTATCCTTGGGGTTCTGGTGATAATCCTTATCAGCACTCTGGTGACTTTCTGTCTCGTGTGGAAACGCTCAAGAAGAAGGGAATGTCCGAGAATGAAATTTTAGATCAAATCAATAGCACTCTTCCCAAGGAGTACCAGCTCGGTCTTACCGAATTTCGAGTGGCTCGACGTAAAGCAATCCATGAGCGCAAGGCATCTGAGTATGAGAAAATCGCTGCTTTAAAGGAACAGGGTCTCGGCTGGAAAGCCATCGGTGAAAAGCTTGGTATGAGCGAGTCCAGTGTGCGCTCAAAATATGCAGGCACTGCTGATAAAAAAGCGCAGCGTGCAGAGAATATTGCTGACACGTTGAAAAAAGAAGTGGACAAGAAAGGCATGATCGATATTTCCGAAGGTGCCAATCTTGTAATGGGTGTGTCACAATCAGAGCTTGACGACGCTGCGTATACGTTGGAAGCGGAATACGGTTACAAACGTTATGGCGTAGGTATCCGTCAGCCGACCAACATCCGTCAGCAGACTAACATTACGGTGTTGGCTAAGCCTGAATTCGACCAGAAGTATGCTTATCAGCATCAGGATCAGATTGATTCGCTCGGCGATTATCATTCTGACGACGGTGGCGATACGTTCAAGAAGCTTCAGCGTCCTGCAAGTCTGGATTCAAGCCGTGTTGCCATCCTGTATGGCGATGAAGGTGGTCTGGACAAAGATGGTGTCATAGAAATTCGCCGTGGTGTGCCCGACCTTGACCTTGGCAAGAGTCATTATGCGCAGGTTCGTATCCTTGTCGATGGTGACCATTATCTGAAAGGCATGGCGGTCTACTCTGATGCTCTTCCCGATGGTGCGGACATCATGTTCAACACTAACAAGCCTTCCGGTACGCCCAAAATGAAGGTCCTGAAGGAAGCAAAAGCTGATCCGGACAATCCGTTTGGAGCAGCCATCAAAGCCAATGGCCAGAGTACATACATCGGTTCTGATGGAAAGGAGCATCTTTCTCCTATTAACAAACTGAAAGAGGAAGGTGATTGGGATACCATGTCCCGAAATGTGTCTTCGCAGTTCCTGTCCAAGCAGCCCAAGAAGCTTATCGAGAATCAGTTGAAGCTTACAATTGCGGATTATCAGGCGCAGCATGATGAGATCATGCACTACGATAATCCTACTGTTAAAAAGAAGCTGCTGAACGACTTTGCCGATACCTGTGAAGGCACGTCCATGACGCTGAAAGCATCGGCATTTCCGGGGCAATCAACTAAGGTCATTCTGCCTATCAACCGAATCAAGGAAACAGAAGCTTACTGTCCGACTTATGAGAACGGCACGCAGCTTGCACTGATTCGCTATCCTCATGCCGGTACCTTTGAGATTCCGATTGTTACAGTCAACAACAAAAATGTCAGTGGCAAGCGCAATCTTGGACAGATCCAAGATGCTATTGGCATCAATGCCAAGGTGGCAGAGCGTTTGTCCGGTGCAGATTTCGATGGTGATACCGTTATGGTGATTCCTGTCAGCGATAAGGGTCCCATTAAATCTACTCGTCCGTTGGAACAGTTGAAAGGTTTTGACCCCAAGACTGCATATGCAGTTCCTGAAGGCAATCCCAACAATGTGCGACTCATGAAAAAAGAAGAGAAGCAGCGTGAAATGGGCGTTATCTCGAACCTCATCACGGACATGACTCTTCGTGGTGCGTCTGAAGAGGAACTGGCTCGTGCTGTCAAGCATTCGATGGTTGTTATCGATGCAGAGAAGCACAAGCTGGATTACAAACGCTCTGAGAGGGAGAACGGTATCCAGGAACTGAAAGAAAAGTGGCAGATCCGTGTGGATGAGGACGGTACTACACATTATGGTGGCGCATCAACGCTCCTGTCTCGGCGCAAGCAGACCATCCGTGTGCCTGAGCGTCGTGGTAGCGTGCGCGTGGATAAAGAGACTGGTGAACTCATTTATAAGGAGAGCGGGCGTGCCTTCATCGACCCGAAGACCAAGAAAGAGCGTATTGCCGAGGATACCGTAAGTCTGATTTCCGAGACAAAGGACGCAAGAACCCTCTCTTCTGGCACTATTCAGGAGAACTTGTATGCAGACTTCTCTAATAAGCTCAAAGCTATGGCAGCACAGGCCCGCAAAGAGGCGGTCAACATGAAGGGCATCCAGCGTGATCCTGAGGCAGCCAAGACATATGCTGCTGAAGTTATGTCACTGAAAGATAAGTACACCACAATGCTGGCCAATAAACCTAAGGAGCGCAAGGCAATGCTGATTGCCAATGCCAACATCAAGGCCAAAATTCAGGAACTGGGCTTAGACCCGCAAAACGCCGAGGACAAGAAAGAAATCAAGAAGATTTCTTCTGTTGAAATGCAGCGCGCTCGCGATAAGGTCGGCGCAAGTGGGCAAAAGTCCAAAGTCAGGTTTAGCGACAGAGAATGGGAAGCTATTCAAGCTGGCGCAATTTCCGACAACATGCTGTCAAAGTTCCTGAATTCTTCTGATTCGGATGAAATCGTGAAACGCGCAATGCCCAAAACCACGGCTTCGTTGTCTTCGGCCAAGTTGTCCAAAGCGAGAGCGATGTTGAGAAGCGGTTACACTTATAAAGAGATTGCACAGGCGTGTGGCGTTCCTGAATCCACCGTTTATGATGCACTTGGAAAGTGATAACAGGAAAGAGAGGCTTTGAATTATGGTTCGATGCTTTCTGACCACGTTCGATAATCCCTACAATCCGTATGATCAGTTCGAGCAGTGGTATCAGTATGACATGGATCACGGCTATAACTCGTCTGGCCTGCTTATGCGGCTGGCACAGACCTCTTCTCAGTTCACAGACAATGAAAATGCCTACGAAATTGAGAAAGCAATCAATAAAATCGTGGCAAACGATCCAGCTAACATCTATAAGAAGCTCAAGATCGAGATTAAGGACGATACCAATTACGCACAAAGTGCCTAAAGGCATAGGGAGGGGTCTCAAAATCGACACCCCCCTCTCAAATCGCGCCGGTCTTTGATATTTCCCCGGAGGGAAAATTGATACTTGGGCTTTAAACATGCTGCCGAGGCCTTGGGGTGTAGACTGAGGTTTCGGCAGTTTTTGCAAGGGCTTATGGGGTGCGCGCCTCCTAAGAGCTTTCTGAGTTCATGACGTTTGACCTCCATCGGCATCGGGGCATTCTGTATTGTTCTCCTTTATACGGAATGTTTGCTTTCTCCCTTCAAATGAAAAGCACTGCCACAGCACCCATAAGCCTTTGCAAAAACTGAATTTTAGACAACAAAAGAAAGAGGGCCTTTTGAATGCGACCGAAGAAGAACACACCGGGAGAAGCGGCTGTGGCTTCGGCCAGGCCTGCAACAAGTCCGGAAGCACAGGAACAGTACATGATAAACCTGACCATGCAACTGGTGGAAAGAAGGCTACGAGAAGGGACGGCTTCAAGTGCAGAAACAACGCACTTCTTGAAGCTGGCTACTATGAAAGCGGACCTTGAAAAGAAAAAACTGGAAGAAGAAAACAAACTGCTCCGGGCAAAGACCGAGACACTAGAAAACGCAAAGGACACCAAAGAAATGTACGCAAATGTGCTGAAAGCCATGGCAAAGTACAATGGCGTGGACGAAGACGAGGCCCCAGACTATGAGTTTTAAAAGCTCTTATGCAGCCTGAGTCGTTCTGGCAGTGCTGTATTTTATCTACTTTACAGCAGCGGTTTTTCTGGTAAAGCGCAATATCCTGTGCGAATGGAAGGCAGTTCTTTTGACTGGAGCAGTTGCATGGGCACCGATGCTGCTTACAGATGACATGTTGCAGAAGAAAGGATTTTTATGATGACGGCATTTGAAGAAATCTGCTTCTGGCTGATGGCGGCGATGCCGTGGATCATGCTTGCATGCTTGTTCACAGACCGAGAACGACTGACAAACAAGCGGTACTGGTGGTATTTGCCTCCTAGTATTCTGTCGCTTTTGACGGCTATTGCGGTCGGGCTTCCACAAATTATTGATAAGTGGTTCGGCGGATTTGGCTGTTGGTGTACTCTGATTTTTACATTTATATGCGCTTACCATGACGAAATGGAAGGCCATAAGAACCTGCATAGTAAGTTGATTTGCCTCTCTATGATCTGCACGGTATTCGCCATGATCTGCTGGTGCTTGAGCTGCTTATGAAGACCTATACTGAACTTTGCCAGCATGCGACCTTTGAAGACCGTTTCCATTATTTGCAGCTCCACGGCAAAGTTGGATTTGATACTTTTGGCTTTGACCGGTGGCTAAATCAGAGTTTTTACCAGTCAAGAGAGTGGCGGCAGTTCCGGGACAGGATCATTGTACGGGACGCTGGGTGTGACCTTGCGTGCAAAGACCACGAGATCACCGACTGGGTGATACGAAACGGCAAACCCATCCGGCCGCGCATTATTATCCACCATCTGAACCCGCTGACGAAAGAGGACGTGCTTCAGCACTCAGACGCACTTCTGGACCCGGAAAACGTGATCTGCGTGAGCGATCGGACCCACAAGGCCATCCACTATGGAGATGATACGATCCTAAAGCCTGCATTTGCCGAAAGACGACCGGGCGACACATGCCCATGGAGGAAATGAAGATGTACCCTGTACGAAAATTCAATGTTGCGGAAGCGGCATACAGCACAAACCTGCGGCTGAAGATGCAGGAGGCAGAAGGAATGGTGCGGCGTATTGCACCAAGTCGGGAACGCAGTCTGGCACTGACAAAGCTGGACGAGGCATTGTTCTGGGCTAATGCAGCCATTGCAGCCGAGGGCGTGATGGATCACGAGGAATAATAAAAGGAGGAAAACAAAATGAAAAACGATGCAATGCTGAACCGCGCAAAGCAGCTGGTGGTGGACTACTTTAACGCTCACGTGGACGTGACCGACGGCAAGAAGCTGACGATGGAGGACGTGTTCATCGTATGGTTCAGCAAAACCCTGCAGAATTGGAAGGCGTTGGTGAGTACCACCGTGTCTGACGGTATGTACTACGAGATCACCCACAACGGCGATAAGGGCGAGACCTATCTGGACGCCTACAAGAAGTGGGACAACCAGTGCATTGTAGACTGAGGTGATCGGAAATGGACAGTATCCTTACCTCGGTGAAGAAACTCCTTGGACTTACCGAGGAGTATACGGCGTTTGATGCAGACCTTATTATGCACATCAACAGCGTGCTGATGATCCTGCGGCAGATGGGTGTTGGGCCTCAGGAGGGCTTTGGCATCAGCGATGCAACGGCAACATGGAGCGAGTTTTGCCAGAACAGGGCAGACATTGAAGCGGTAAAGAGCTATACGGCGCTGAAGGTGAAGATGCTGTTTGACCCGCCGCAGAGTTCCAGCACGATGGAAGCGACCAAAAACCTTATCAGCGAACTGGAATGGCGGCTGTATGCCGAGTGCGACAGGGAGGAGAAACAATGCGGATGCTGAAGTTTGCCGTGGAAGGGCAGCAGCTGGCAAAGCGCGGTGATTTTGCCGGCGTGACAGCCGGAAGCAAAGGCTATCTGCGCTGCCACTTTGAGCAGAGTGACCCGGAGTGGCTTATGGCCAAGAAAATTGCTGTGTTCAATGACGAATATGCGGTGACTGTGAGCGCGGAAGGTGAGTGCGCCGTACCCGACGAGGTGACGGACGGAAAAAGCTTTAAGGTGTATCTTGCTGGCCAGAATGGCAAGACGCGGATGATGACAAACAAGGTACTGATCGAGCAGGTGAAGTGACATGGTGGATTTGGACAAGCAGTTTGCAGCAATGGCAGATGTGAGCGAAGAAGATACCGCTTACGATTTTGTGATCGATGAAGACCTGCGAGTGATCGCTGTGCCAGAACGCGGTGTGGTGCTGGGCGTTGAGGGAGATAAAGACGCGAACCGCATCCGATTTAGAATGAACAAAACATGGCGCGGATACGATATGTCGAAGTTTGACCTGCGCATCAACTACCAGAATGCAAACGGTGACAAAAACTATTACACGGTGACGAGCAAACACACTGAAGGCAATGCGGTGGTGTTTGACTGGATTGTGGCGGCGGATGCTGTAGCGTATCAGGGCGATGTGTTCTTTATTGTGGTGGGCCTTATTACCACTGGCGGAATGGTGAACTGTGCGTTCCACACGACGCTTGGCAAGGCAAAATGCCTGGAAGGCCTGGTGGTAGACACAAAAACTGACATTCCTGAGATCCGGGACTTTATGGCGACGCTGAAGGCGGAAGTGGAGGCATACGGACAGACCTTTGCGAATGCCGCTGCCGCCAGTGCAAAGGCAGCAAAGGCCAGCGAAACAACTGCTGCCAGTTCGGCCAGTGCGGCAAAGACCTCGGAGACAAACTCCGTGACCAGTGCGAAGGTCGCAAAAACGAGTGAAACGAATGCCAGCACCAGCGCAAGCGCAGCAAAGACTAGCGAGACAAATGCTGGTACCAGCGCCGCCAGTGCTCAGGCCAACGCAAAGAAAGCCGAAGCGGCGCGAGATGATGCCAATACCAGCAAAACCGCAGCTGCTGACAGTGCAGCAGCCGCAAAAAAAGATGCCCAGACAGCATCCAGCGCGGCCAGCACTGCCACAGGTGCGGCCAGCACTGCCAGCACCAGCGCAAGCGCAGCAAAGACTAGCGAGACCAAAGATGGCACAAGCGCATCCAATGCGAAGGGCAGCGAAACAAAATCCGGTGAATACCTGCAGGCCACAAAGGAATATTTCGAGCAGGTGCGCACCATTACGCTGGGCGCGCAGGGCTGGTATGAGACCTCAGACGCCCTGACTGCTGCGGTGCCCGTGGGTGAAAACGGCTGGTGGGCTGTGGTGGGCACCACGGACAGCATCTGGGTATGGGACCGCGACACCAATGCCTGGCGTGACAGCATGGTGACGGTAAACATGAGCGACTACTACACCCGCACGCAGGTGGATAAAAAGCTGACTGACAAAGCAAACAAGACCGCCGATGACCTGAACACGATGATCAACGCGCTGACCACCGGTGCTTCGACCCCTACTGATGCGGACTACTATGTGAGCCAGTACGTTGGCGGCGGCACCAGCACCACCACCTTCCACCGCAGGCCCATGAGTACGCTGTGGGCGTACATCAAGAGCAAGGCGGAAAGCGTATTTGCGGCCAAGAACCACGCGCACAGCTACGCGGGTTCTGCATCTGCAGGCGGCAGTGCTACCAGTGCTGTAAAACTTGACACTGCGACGGCGGGCAGTGCTACCAAGCCGGTGTATTTTTCTGGCGGCAAACCCGTTGCGTGTACCTACGAACTGAAAAAGACCGTACCCGCAGATGCGGTGTTTACGGATCATACCTACGACGCTGCAACCGCAAGTGCGCTTGGCCTCGTGAAAATTGGCTCGAACCTTACCATTGTCAGCGGCCTGCTGAGCCTGACAAAAGCCAATGTCACAGCGGCATTGGGCTACACACCGCCGACAACCAACACTACCTATGGCAATGCCACCCAGCGCGCGGCGGGTTTGATGAGTGCTGCCGACAAAAAGAAGCTGGACGGGATCGGCAGCGACATCACCACTAGCGGTACAAATTATATTAGATTCAGTGATGGCACACAGATTTGCTGGCTCAAATTCAACGGCTGGTCTCACAAGGAATACGATACCTATTTCCCGTTTCCTGTGCCATTTGTTGACACAAATTATGGTGCCGGTTTTACTCTTGGCACCAGCATAACTTACAGCAGCAACGTAGAATGTTACGTATTCAATCGTACTACTACTGGATTATGTGTGTCCCATTCCTATGAAGGAAGTATTGTCGTCATAGGTCGCTGGAAGTAAAGGAGGTGCAGCATGGAAATCAAAATTGGATATGCCCTTGCAAAACCTGTGGAGACACAGGTGCAGTGCGATGCATACACCGCTATGGTGGAAGAAGTAAACTCCCACAATGCCGCCTGCGCTGTGGGCGATACGTTGTGGAGCATCGCGGATAAACCGGGCTGCTACGAGGTAACGGACGGCGGAGTAAAGTCTGACCCTGCGGACCAGCCCAAACCGGAGCCGACACTTAAAGAGAAGCTGGAAGCACTGCAGGAAGATAACAAGACACTGAAAGAAGAAAATACGATGATCAAGCAGTGTCTGATGGAAATGAGCGAAATCGTATATGCTTAAACGAGTTTACAGAAAACTGGAAAGGACTGTTTTTATGATGGCAATGTTGTGGGCACAGGAGATCATGAGCTGCGAGACGACCGAGGAAGCAAAGGCAATGTATGCCCGCTGCCCCCGCCTGCTGAAGGAGAAGGTGAAAGCCATTCTGGTGAAGAGCGGCTTTGAGGAAATCGTACAGTAAGGAGCTGAGGACAAGGCGTACGCTGAGGAAATTACGGAGCAAGGGTCTGTAAAGGCTGATACATAAAACAGGAGCTGAAAAATCAAAATGGCACTCTCGAACACGGCGACGCCGATCTACTACGGCCGGTTCCGGGAGGCCGTGATGCGCGGGGAGATCCCCGTTTGCAGAGAGATCAGCATGGAGATGAACCGGATCGACGACCTGATTGCAAACCCGGGCATCTACTATGACGATAAGGCCATCAACGGCTTTATCGCGTTCTGTGAGGACGAGCTGACGCTGACTGACGGCGGCGATGTGAAGATGCTGGACAGCTTTAAGCTGTGGGCAGAACAGATCTTTGGCTGGTACTACTTTGTGGAGCGGAGCGTGTATGTGCCGAACCCGCACGGGGCAGGCGGACACTACGAGACCAAGCGCATCAAGAAGCGGCTGGTGACGAAGCAGTATCTTATCATCACACGCTCGGCCGCAAAGACCATGTACCTGGAATTTTTGCAGGCGTACTTTATGACCGCCAACACGAACACCACCCAGCAGCTGACCACAGCGCCTACTATGAAGCAGGCCGAGGAAGTGCTGGCACCCTTCCGCACCGCGTTGGCACGGGCAAAGGGGCCGGTGCTGAAGTTCATGACCGATGGCAGCCTGCAGAACACCACTGGTGCGAAAGCAGACCGTGTGAAGATGGCAAGTACCAAAAAAGGCATTGAGAACTTTGTGACCAACAGCCTTTTGGAAGTGCGCCCCATGACCATTGAAAAGCTGCAGGGCAGGCGCGACACGATGGCTACCGTGGACGAATGGCTAAGCTGTGACATCCGAGAAGACCCCATTGGTGCCATTGAGCAGGGCGCGGCGAAAAACGAGAACTACCTGATCGTTGCGGCAAGCAGCGAGGGCACGGTGCGCAACGGATGTGGCGACGACATCAAAATGGAACTGCTGAGCATCCTGAAGGGGGAGTACGTAAACCCACATGTCTCTATCTGGTACTACAAGCTGGACAGCATTGAGGAAGTGGGCCGACCGGAGATGTGGCTGAAGGCAAACCCGAACCTTGGCAAGACCGTGAGCTACGAGACCTATCAGCTGGACGTAGAAAGAGCCGAAAAATCGCCCAGTGCCCGGAACGACATTCTTGCAAAGCGCTTCAATCTGCCGATGGAGGGGTACACATACTTTTTTCCGTATGAAGAGACCCTTTGCCACCGACCGAGAAGCTACTGGCAGATGCCGTGCGCCATGGGCGCGGACCTGAGCATGGGCGATGATTTTTGTGCGTTTACGTTTTTGTTTCCGCTTTCAAGCGGATATTTTGGGGTAAAGACAAGGGACTACATTACCAGCTACACTCTGAGCCAACTGCCCGTGAGCCGAAGAAACCAGTACGAAGAGTTCATGAAAGAGGGGACATTATTCGTATTTGACGGCACGGTGCTGGACATGATGCAGGTGTACGAAGACCTTGATAACTTTGTGCAGCAGAACCAGTACGACGTGCGGGCGTTTGGCTACGACCCATACAACGCGCAGGAATTCGTAGAGCGCTGGGGGCAGGAGAATGGCACCTTTGGCATTACGAAGGTGATTCAGGGTGCGAGGACCGAGAGCGTGCCGCTGGGTGAGCTGAAAAAGCTGAGTGAACAGCGAAAATTGTTGTTTGACGAAAAGCTGATGCAGTTTGCAATGGGCAATTGCATTGCACTGGTGGACACTAATGGCAACCGGAAGCTTTACAAGCAGCGGCAGGACCAGAAGATCGATGCTGTGGCAGCTATGATGGATGCTTACATTGCGTGGAAGCAGAACCGGGATGCATTTGAGTGATTACAGCATCTGAAATACTGTAATTGCAATATAAACCGTAAGCAGAGTTCCCCACTACAATGACTAGACTTTTTGATACATAAATCCGTCCTGAGTCAAATATAGCTCGGAGGGGTTCATGGGTTCATTTAGTGCATTTTTAATTACCGTAACCAGTGGACTTAGCACCTGTTTTGTAAGATTATCAGATATTTTTAGAATGCTCTTTTCGGATTGAGTAAAGGGGGCAGGATCTTTTTTGAGGAAGGCCGCCTTGTGTGCTTCTCGGATATCCTTTGCGTAAGGGCTAATGGCATCGGAAATTTTGTTTTTCGTGTGCCCCAGCAGTAGGTCTGCCTCTGCAAGAACACTTTCCAGATAAACAGCATTCCAGTTTTGTGCATAATAGACTTCCATGATAGTGCTGATTGCATAGAGCTGTGATGATAAGTCAAGGTTCTGTTTTGCAATTAGAACAGGCTCCTGATTCTTTTTAGCGTCTTTTGTATTGACCCGGTGCTCTAGTTCGGTTGTGTAAAAGTCGATGTCCGCAATCGCTCGAATCTTAGAACGCTGGATATTCGTTAGAGTAGCTATGCGCTGGGGCTCGCTTAACATGATTGTGGAATAATTTCCAACGGCATATTTCACAAATGTCAGCTCGGAAAGAAGTTCTGTGCGCTTGGAGTCCTCTAAAAAACTAAGGACATCATCAAGTTTTCGGCTGATTTCCGACATTTTAGACGAAATATCGGAGAGAAAGTATTGCCCGGTTGCGAAAGAAGCAATGCTAAAGGCATTAAATAGGGCAACGGATGCTGGATTGATTGGATGCAAGGATGCGGTTCCACTAAAATGCGAACTAGCATCAACCACAGTCGTGGCATAGCCTCCGTTGCGAAGATGCAAGAGCACTCCCTGGACACCTTCTGGAAATTTCAAAATGTAGGTTTTGGAAGCAGTATCTGAAACAATGGCTGGGGGAAGAAGTTGAAGCAAAGAATTGGCGGTAACTCCAGTTTGCTCTGGAAACTCAACTTTTCGGAACCGTGTCTTATCACTAAAGTCAAACGGGATATCGCTTGGAACGATTTCGCAGTTGAGGTCTTTTGTAGAAAGCAGTTCGTTACTGGCCATAATGACAGCCTCCTCGTAGTTTGTGAATCTATCATACAGCAGATAATCTATATTTGCAAGGAGCAGTCGAAAAAAGAAACAATGAAATCGCTTTCAATAGAGGATTTCTTATTAGAGAGGAGGTGATTATATGCACAGCTATAACGATGAACTCTACCATTGGGGCATCAAGGGCATGAAATGGGGCGTGCGTCGATATCAAAATAAAGATGGGACTCTGACTGCGGCAGGACGAAGCCGATATGTAGGGAGTAACGCTGAAGGAACAGATGAAAAGTCACAAAAGAGAGTTGGGCTTTCAGACAAACAAAAAAGGGCGTTGAAAATCGGCGCAGCGTTAGCGGTTGCTGCATTGGGAACGTATGGCGGGTATCGCTTGGCAAAGTCTGGCAAGTTAGAGCCATTTGTTGCTGCAGGCAAACAAAAAGCTGCTGAACTTATGGAAGAGGCGGGAAAAGAGCGGAGTTCAACTCCTAAAACTCATGCACATTCAGACTATACGCGAGCGCATGAGAAAAAGAGTGTTCGAGTGCTGAGCGATGAAGAACTTAATGCTAAAATTAACCGGTTGCAAAAAGAAAAGCAGTATGAATCACTGATTGCTACTCCGAGCAATGTGAAAAAGATGCTTGCGACAGCCGGAACGGCCGCATCAGCATTAGGAACCATAAGCACATTGTACAACAACTACAACGCTGTGGCAAAAATCGGAAAAAATCTTATTGCCTCAAAGAAAATCCAGAATCGTATGAGCACGATGAAGGTTCACTCAGAATAAGAAAGGCATCTATGAGAAGTGAAGCAACGATTGGCTCCCGCCTGAAACGGGCGTGGAACGCCTTTACGAACCGGGACCCTCCCGGGAAGAACTACTATGGCGGAGGGAGCAGCTACCGGCCTGACCGGGTACGGCTGAACCGTGCGAACGACCGCACGATCATGACCGCCATATACACCCGCATTGCCATGGACGCAGCGGGCATCACAATAAACCACGTAAGGCTCGATGAAAACGGACGCTACGACGAAACCGTTGATTCGGGCCTTAATTGCTGTCTGAACCTTTCCGGCAACAAGGACCAGACCGGCAGGGCGCTGCGGTATGACATGTTCCTCTCTGTACTGGACGAGGGCGTGGCAGCGCTTGTGCCGGTGGACGTGGATGTGGACGAAGAGACCGGCAAAGAAAAGATCCTTTCCATGCGGGTGGCAAAGGTGAAGGAATGGTACCCCGATGATGTGCGGCTGGAAGTGTATAACGACCAGACCGGACAGAAAGAGGAGATCACCCTGCCGAAAGCAGAAGTGGCCCTGATCGAGAATCCGTTCTATGCCGTGATGAACGAGCCGAACGGCACCATCCAGCGCCTTGTCCGCAAGCTGAACCTGATGGACGTGGTGGATGACCAGCTGGGGTCTGAAAAGCTGGACCTCATCATCCAGCTGCCATATGTAGTGCGCAACGAAATCCAGAAAAAAAGAGCGGACGACCGGAGAGCCGAGATTGAGCGGCAGTTGACCGGCTCTAAATACGGCATTGCCTATACCGATGGTTCGGAACACATTACGCAGCTGAACCGCAGCCTTGAAAATAACCTCCTGAAAACCGTGGAATACCTGACCAACATGGCATACAGCCAGTTAGGCATTACCCCGGAGATCATGAACGGTACAGCAAGCGATGCGGTGATGACGAACTATGAGAACCGTACCATTGAGCCCCTTGTGGCAGCAGCCGTAGACGAGCTGAAGCGAAAGTTTTTGACCGAAGAGGACCGGAAGGAAGGCCGCGAGAGTGTGCTGTACTTCCGCGACCCGTTCAAGCTGGCACCGGTGAGCGCCGTTGCCGAGATGGCGGACAAGTTTACCCGCAACGAGATCCTGACGAGCAACGAGTTCCGGCAGCTGCTGGGAATGAAGCCCTCGAAGGACCCGAAGGCGGACGAACTGCGGAACAGCAATATTTCGCAATCCGATGCGGAAATTGCTGAGAGAAACAAAACGATCACGGCTGGAAAGGAAGCCGTAGAAAGGAGTATGGCAAATCAAAATGGCGAAGTTTGATTATGACTGCAGCGGCTGGGCCACGAAGGCAAAGACCAAGTGCTATGATGGCCTGACCATTGCGCCGAATGCGTTCCAGGAATGCGACGGCAAAGTTGTGACCATGGTGTACAACCATGACCATGACAACCTGGAAAACGTCCTTGGCCATTGCCTGCTGGAGAACCGGCCCGGGGGCATGTATTGCTACGCAAAGTTCAACGATACGGATACTGGCCGGACCGCGAAGGCCTGCGTGGAAAATGGCGACCTGAACGCTTTTTCCATCTATGCAAACTGCATTAAGAAGACCGGAAACACTGTCCAGCACGGCATTATTCAGGAAGTGAGCCTTGTGCTGGCAGGCTGCAACCCGGGTGCGCTGATCGACGAGGTGGTGAAGCACAGTGCCGACGAGGACTACGAGGGCGGCGAAGCATTCATCTACACAGACGGCGGCCTGAGCATTGCCCACGGACTGGACCCAGACGGTGAACCGCTGGACGACCTTGTACACAGCGGCGATGCAGCGACCGACGAAGCAACACAGGAGGAAGCCGAGATGGCGGACGAACAGAAGGATGGCAAGACGCTGAAAGAGGTGTACAACAGCATGACACCCGAACAGCAGGAGTGCTGCCATGCACTGATGGGCATGGCCCTGGAAGAGCGTGACGGCGAAGAGACTGACGATGAGGAGGAAGAAACCGTGAAGCAGAACGTATTTGAGAAGGACACGAAGGGCACCGTGCTGAAGCACAGCATCGACGAGATCAACAAGGTGGTGAAGACCGCCAAGACCTGCGGCACCATGAAGGCCGCTTTTGCAAATGCCGGCATTGAGGACAGTGAGGTGGACGCTTTGTGCCACGGCATTGACAACATCGACTGGCTGTTCCCGGAAGATCACCTGCTGGACACCCCGCCCCGCATCATTGACAAGCCCGACGACTGGGTGAGCGTGGTGATGGGCGGCGTGAAGCACATCCCGTTCAGCCGCTTCAAGAGCCTGTTCGCCGACCTGACCGAGGACGATGCACGTGCCAAGGGCTACCTGAAGGGCAACTACAAGACTGAAGAGGTGTTCGGCCTGCTGCGCCGCTCCACCGGCCCGACAACGGTGTACAAGAAGCAGGAGCTGGATCGCGACGATGTGGTAGACATTACCAGCTTTGATGTGGTGGCATGGCTGCGCAACGAGATGCGCTACAAGTTGAACCGTGAGCTGGCACTGGCCTACATTCTGGGTGACGGCCGCATGGCAGCAAGCCGTGACAAGATCGATGAGAACTGCATCCGTCCGGTGTTCAACGACGCCGACCTGTTTACCATCAAAGTGCAGGTGAAGACCACTGGCCTTTCCACCGTGGAGGACAAGTACAAGGCCTTTATCAAGCAGGCCATCCGTGCCCGCAAGGACTACCGCGGCAGCGGCACCCCGACTATGTTTACCACCGAGGATGCCCTGACCGAGATGCTGCTGCTGGAAGACGGCATGGGCCGCCCGCTGTATACGGACGAGGCCGCACTGGCCCGCAAGCTGCGTGTTGCCAAGATCGTGACCATTCCCGAAATGGAAGGCCGCAAGGGTGCCAAGGGCGGTGATCTGGCTGCTGTGATCGTGAACCTGGCCGACTATACCGTGGGTGCGGACAAGGGCGGTGCCGTGAGCATGTTCGATGACTTTGACATCGACTTCAACGCACAGAAGTACCTGATCGAGACCCGCTGCTCCGGTGCACTGACCAGCCCCTACAGCGCTATGGCCATTGAGTGGGCTGCATGAGAGACTCCTTCAGTCTCACAGTCAACCTGACGGCGGCGCTGTTCGCCAGCTCCCTCAATGAGGGAGCCTTTTTCAAAGGAAAGGATGATAGAAAATGCTGAACAAGCTCTATGAGCAGGGCAAGGACCTGCACGTTGCAAACTATGTAGCCTATGGCAAGACCGCTGACCACAAGCTGTATGCCGACGAAGGTTATAAGGAGACCGTGACCAAGGCCGAGATCGAGGATGCCTTCGTGAAGGGCCGTCTGATGATCGTGGAGGGCGCAAACTATCTGGTGCCTGTGGCCTTTGGTGCGACCGGTGCGATCACCGTTGTGACCGGTGAGACCGTGAAAACCCAGGCATGGGCTGCTTCTGCCGAAAAGTAAGCAGAAAATTCAAAATGGAGTGAAAGTGCTATGAGCAAGTGGTTTGGGAAGCTTGGTTTCGTGGAGACCAAGGAGACAGAGCCGAGTGTCTACTCGGAAATCGTGACAGAGCGTGACTGTTACGGCGACCTGACACGGAACATGCGCAGGTTACAGTCCGGCGACAAGGTGAACGATGATATCAGCCTTGCGAACACGTTAAGTGTCATCGCTGACCCGTATGTTCAGGAGCACTTTTGCAATCTCCGGTATGTGACGCTTTACGGCGGAAAATGGAAGGTGACGGACGCGAGCGTGGAGTACCCGCGCATCGTGCTGACGCTGGGAGGGTTATGGCATGGCAACGAAACTGAGTGAAAGACGCTCCGGGCTGGATGCGCTTTTGCGCAGCATCGTGAAACAGCGGTGTGGCAGTGAAAACGTGTACTACCAGCCGCCTGCAAACCTGCGGATGAAATACCCTTGTATCTGCTACAAGCTGGAAAAGATCCGCAGCCCGAAGGCTGACGACCGCGTATACCGCCAGACCTTCCATTATTCTGTTACCGTGATTGACACGAAACCGGACAGCGAAATGACGGCGGCCATGGGTTTGCTTGCAAAGGCTTCTCATGACCGCCATTTTATTTCGGACAACTTATACCACGACGTATTCAGCGTGTGGTACTGATACCTATTTATAAAGGAGGACAAAACCTATGGCAAGAGCAAAATGGGATGTGGACGGCACCCGCAAGTTCCATGCCGGTGTTTCCCACGGTATGGTATACCCCAAGGCAGACGAAGGCACGGCTAATGGCGCTGCATGGAATGGCCTGACCGGCGTGACCGAGAGCCCCAGCGGCGCAGAACCCACTGACCTGTGGGCCGACAACATGAAGTATGCCCGCCTGATCTCTGGCGAGGACTACGGCTTTACTATTGAGGCCTACATGTATCCGGAGGAGTTTGAGCCCTGCGACGGTCTGGCTGCCCCGGTGAAGGGCATCCGCATCGGTCAGCAGAAGCGCAAGGCCTTCGGCTTCAGCTGGCAGACCAAGGTGGGCACCGACGAGGATGCCGACAAGGGCTATATCATCCATGTGGTGTGGAACGCTACCGCACAGCCCAGTGAGAAGAGCCACGAGACCATGAACGACAGCCCGGATGCCGAGACCTTCAGCTGGGAGTGCGACACCGTGCCCGTGAACGTGACCGGTTATAAGGATGTCGCCGTGATGGAGTTTGACAGCACTGTGCTGACGGCTGCCCAGATGAAGGCTGTGGAAGACCTGCTGTATGGCACCGACAGCGAGGATGCAAAGCTTCCCACCCCGGACGAGCTGATTGCTGCAGTAAAGGCTGCTGTGTAAAAAAACACCCTCTCAGCGCGCAGTCCGGCGTTTGCCGGCGCTGCTTGCAGCTCTCCCGAAGGGGCGAGCTTTGTTGAGAGGAAAAAATCAAAATGAACCGATAAGGAGAGATTAAGATGCTGAAAAAGACCATTTCCTATACCGACTATGACGGCAACCAGCGCACCGAGGACTTCTACTTCAACCTGTCCATGGCCGAATTGACAGAGATGCAGATGGGCGTGGAAGGCGGTATGAGGGGCTACATCCAGCGCATTATGGCAGCCAATGACCAGACTGCGCTGATGAAACTGTTCAAGGACGTTCTGCTGCTGACCTACGGTAAGAAGAGCGACGATGGCCGTCTGTTCCTCAAGAATGATGCCATTCGTGCAGAATTCGAGGCAAGTCCGGCTTTCAGCGCAATTTACATGGAGCTGATGTCCGATGCGCAGAAGGCGGCAAATTTCATCAATGGCCTGATGCCTGCTGACCTGCGCAATCAGAACCCGGCTATGGAGATGGCCGCAACCGCAAGCGCTGCGCCTGCACTGAGCGTGGTATCGGAACAGGGCTGATAAGCTCTGATATTTTGCCGCTTTGGCGGAGAGAGGCTGCGCCGGGAAATTTCCGGGCAGTCTTTATTTTTTTACTCCTTCAGGCGCTGACGCGCCAGCCCCTCTAAGAGGGAGCCTTTTAAAGGAGCACATTTAAGAGTACAGGGAGAGTGAAAGAATGCTGGAGCTGCATATTCCCGGTGGAGAACGCTGGGATGAACGAATCAACCAGTTTGCATACGATAAACCGGTGGCGCTTCGACTGGAGTACAGTCTGCTCTCCCTGTCTAAATGGGAAAGCAAGTGGCACAAGCCGTACTTGGACGAAAATGTGAAGAAAACACGCGAAGAAACGCTTGATTTCGTCCGATGCATGACTCTGACAAAGGGCGTGGACCCGACCGTATACACAAGACTGCGGCGGGAAGACTGGCTGGCCATTCAACGATATATGAGCGACCCGATGACGGCCGCGACCTTTAAAGACCGCAAAGGCGGCAAGAAGCGCGCACGCTACCAGACGGCAGACCTGTTTTATGCCGCCATGGCAAGCTACGGCATCCCATTCGAGTGCGAAAAGTGGCACCTGAACCGGCTTTTGGCGCTGATCCGGGCCTGCGGTGAAGAG